AATTGCTATGTTATAAAAGTGAAAGTATTCATTAGCAAAGGCACCATAGATACTATTAATCGCAAGTTTAATAGCTTGTTCGAATGAATAACATTTGAGAGATTCTTCTTTTAGATCTGTTATTTCTTCTTCTGATAGATCTGCTTTAATTAACCCTCGGATATCTTCATCCGTTAAGTTTTCTATGTTCATATTATTCTGTTATTGCAAGATTTAATGCTATTGTAGTATTTGTTTCTTGTGAAGTTAAAATTAGCTTGTTTTCACAAACAGAAACGTGATATGTTTCTTTATCTACTCGTTCAAAGAATGATTTGAAAGTTGATTTTTGAATTCCATCCTTGATTTTTTGATTATCATCTATAATGATATCGAATGCATCTGTTTTGATATGAATTCCATCTGATTCACCTGTAATTTTAAGAAGTTCTGATTTATCTAAAGAAATTAGAGATGATACTTTCGTAAAGTCTTCTTTAGAGTATTGGAATTGGAATAACTCTGAAGATTTATCGAATGCTCGAGTAACTTGATCTTCAGTCATTGAAGTAAAACCTAACGAAATATCTTGACAATGAATTTCAATCTTTAGCTTTTGATCACGAAGAATCATTTTATCAGCATAGAAAACACCTTCATCTTCATCTTTGAAGATTGAAATTTCCATTTGTAAATGATGTGGATCAAAGTGACCTATACAATTTGCTAATCTAGACCCAGAAAAGAATGATAGTTTAATTGTTTCTTCAATAGGACTTTCAAATGTAAAAACATCTGAAGTCGGCATAGAAAACGATTTAACAACATCTTTAGTTGGTGTGTAGACAGATGACCATACTTGATCTTTGTTGATATTAATGTATAAAGACGTATCCATTAATAACATTTTTCTGATCAGTCCATTGAGATGGGCAACTGATACTTTTGTTACTTTTACTTTCATTTTTATTTTTATATGTTTATTTTGTTTCTATAATCCACCCTTCACTTTGAAGAGATCTTAACCAGGATTCAAGGTCTTTTTTTATTACACAATGTGTATGTGCAGTTTTGTTTGTTTTCTTTTCGACGTATTTGATTTCAAAAAACCATCCATCGGAACCCATAGATTCATCAACCGAGACTTCTATTTTTTGTCTACTCTTTGATTTACTTAATACGTATACAGGATTTTCCATATTTATTTTATGTAAAAAACAAAAGGGAGATTTGCATCTCCCTTCATTTGTTAATTAGTTTTTTCTATCCATCACAGGATAAACAGCTTTCATCTAGTGCTTTAGTAGCTATATCTCCTCTAAGAACTGATTCGGTTCGCATATAGTAAAGAGTTTTAATTCCTTGTTTATAAGCTTCCATATGTACCTGATTAATAAATTTAGGTGTTGCTTCAGTAGGAAATGCAAGATTCAATGAAACTGATTGATCGATATATTGTTGTCTAAGTCCTGCTTGTTTAACTAGTTCTAGTTGATTTATTTCTTTGAATGTTTTGAATACATCTTTGAATGGAATTAGATCAGCCCTTTCTAATTCTGTCAATTCAGCAATCTTTTCGGTATTAAGTAGGTTGTTTTCATGAAAGAACCATTCATCTAAGAAATCTAATCCTTGAACAGATCCTCCATCGACAAGTATTTGATCCCAAACTTCTTTATTATTTTTCTTGATTTTCTTAAGTGCTCTTTCTAATGTAGGATTTTTACGAATGAAAGTTCCTTTTGCAGTTTGTTCAGTGAATACATTAGCTGCCCATGGTTCAATTCCAGGGGAAACATTTCCACTTAGTTTAGAATTAGAAACAGTTGGAGCAATAGCTCTTAAATGAGAATTTCTCATTCCTGTTCCGATACACCAAAGAGGTTCTCCATATTCCCTTGCCATATCTCGACTTGCTCTTTCGGATTCGAGTTTAAGTTGAGAGAAGATTTTTCTTGTTTCATATTGAGCAAGAAGACCTTCAAAAGGAAGTCCTTTCTCTTGAAGATACGTATGCCATCCAAGAACTCCAAGACCTAAAGCTCGACCTTTTTCTGCAGAACGAACAGAATTAGCAAACCCTGACATATATTTTGCTTTCTGAATAAATTCTTCAAGAACACCATCTAAAAACCAAGTAGATGTGTATATAAGATCACTATCTTTCCATTCATGATATTTTGCAAGATTAATAGAACTTAAACAACAAACAAAAGAATGAGATTCGTCGGTATGTAAAGTAATTTCTGAACATATATTAGTCATATAGACTTTTAATCCATTTTTTGAATATGCTTCAGGATTTGATCGATTAACATTTCCTTTGTACATAATATAAGGTTCTCCTGTAGATCTACGTTTACGAAGAACTGCTGACCATTTAGATCTAGATTCTTTATCACCTAATTCTACTTTTTGCATAAAAGAATCTGATATAACAACACATTGATGAAGATTAAGAGATTGTCGATTAACATCACCTTTAGGTTCTCTAATTTCTAACCATTCCCAAAAATCATTATGTTCTATATCCATATTTACCGAAGCAGCACCTCTCCTAACTGAACCTTGACTTGTTGCTAATATAGTTGAATCATATATCTTACAAAAAGGAACAACTCCATCAGAAGTTCCATTATTTTTTATAATTGTTCCTGCAGGTCTTATTTGATTGATTCCAATTCCTACACCACCTCCATGTTTAGCTAGTAACATAAGTTCTAGATTCTTTGTTCCTATATCGAAAATAGAATCTGCAACATCTATACCAAAACACGAAATAGGTAATCCTCTTTCGGTTCCTGTGTTTGATAAAACAGGAGTGGCAAGATTTAACCATCCTTTAAAAACATAATCAAAAAACTTAGAAGCCATTTCAGGTTTTCCTAGTCTTTTAGCTACTGTTGTACAAACTCTCCAATAAGCATCTTTTGGTTTTTCACCTACTAATAAATAGCCTTTGCTTATTGTTTTTAAGTAAGTTTCTGTGTGGCCCCAAATTGGATAATCTACTCCAACTTCCCAACCTAATGATTCTGCTATTGAATCTGCGTTACCTATCATATTTTTTTATTTTTTTATTAATTTACCATAATTCTTCATCTGACCAATTTTCTTCTTCACCAGCTTTAGCATAATCTGTAGGTCTGATTGCAAAGAAATCAGTATGTGTTACTCCTCCTGTTAGATGATAGAACCATTCAAGTTGATTAGCCGATTCAATATCATATTCAAAAATAGGTGAATATCCTAATTCAGCTAATTTTTCATTTGCTCTTCTACTTATAAAGTTTTTAACGTCTTCTGATTTTAGATTTTCTAAATTACCATCTTCGAAAATTTTATCGATGAAACGATGTTCCATTTCAACCATTAATCGAGAAGCATAAATTATTTCCTTTTGTACTTCACCTCTTAATTCTGGATATTCTTCACACATATGATTAAATAGCTTACATCCCATACGAGAATGTAATGATTCATCTCTTACTGACCATTTCATTTGTTGACCAATTCCTTTTAATAGATTTCTCATCTGAAAACTATAAAGAACTGCAAATGATGAATACAATGCTACTCCCTCAGCAAATGCTGAAAATATGGCAAGTGAACGAGCTACTTCTTTTCTAGCGATTGGATTTGTATTTAAATCGGTTGGAGTCCAATCGGCTGTGGTTTTAGTTAGAAGTTCAAATCGTTCCTTCATAACTTCATCGTGTAAAAATCCAGCAAAATCATCTAATCCTAAAGTTTCGTTAAGATATGAATATGCAACTGAATGAATTGTTTCTTGAGAACCAAATGCTATTGCCATTTGTCGAATCTCATGTTTGGGAAACCAATTAGTAACCATACCAGTCCAATAATCAGATACAGCACATTCCGTTTGAGCAAATCCTAAAAGAATATTACCCACTAAATGTTTTTCTTCTTTTGTTAAATTTTCATTCCAATCTTTTACATCCCCCTGCATTGGAATTTCGGTATGTAACCAAAATGCCTGCATTTGTTTTAACCAACCTTCGGTATAATAATCAGGATATTCAAATGGTTTATATGGGATTCTTTCATCAAATAATGACATATGCTTTTCCTTTATAATGTTAGTAATATTTTGTGTGGGTGAATATACATAGTAGTTAGAAATCTATTTCACCCTTCATTTCCTTATATTTTTGAGCAAGTTCTTTTCTTACTAAACTCTCCCCACCTTTCATCTCTTTTTTGGTTTGTTGACCAGAAATGGAATCCTCATTATAGATGGAAATTTCACCCGTAGAGAAGTTGGCTTTAGACGGGAAAGTCATACCATCAGGACCAAAGCGATTCTTAATAACGTGCCATCTTCCTGTTCCAGCAAGTTTATCTTCAATCTTACGAGAAAGAGATACAACAAAGTCAGCAGTCATCATTTTTGAAAAGGAACCTGCTATTTTAGTACCTGTGATAACATCATCATCCGCCCCACTTCTATTTATTTGAGATGCTGTGTAGATTGGGACTTCGTATTCACCAGCCATACCTCTTAAATCTTCAAAAATAGTTTCTAACTCTTCGTATCGTTCTTTATTTGAAGGTCCACGCAGTAGGTCAGCATAATCTACTATCACAACATCCGGCCGTTTATCTTGTAAAATCATCTTATCCATATGGGCTTTTAATGATGTCACGCTGGCGGTTTTGGTTGGGTAATGTTTTACAATCAAGTCTCCCTTTACATTTGTAACTGATTTTTTAACATCTTCCATGTTATATTTAAGATTTGCAACCGCAATCTTACTTAAAACAGCATCGTATCGCTGTCCTACATACCCCTCATTTAATTCAAGGGTGTAGTGAACCACAGTCTTACCCAATTTCATAGCCGCTACACCAATGTTAATTAAAGACCACGATTTACCGATGCCAGGAGGAGCGGCAAATAAAACTAACTCACCTTTTCCAAAACCACCCTGCGTAATTTCATCAATAACACCCCATCCAGTTGATACTACATTTCTAACAGAATCTTCGTATCGTTCAATAATCATAGTTTTGTATTCATGACCTAAATTAGAATCATGACCTGCTTTCATAGCATCATCAACCTTTTGTTTAATCACATCATACTTACCTTGTTCTAATAATTCTACTGAATCAAGGATTGCGTTTTTGATACATTGATTTTTACAAAAGTCAATAGTTTGTTCTTTAACATATTGTAAATCATCACTTTCAAGGTGATTCCATGCAAACTTTAAAGTATCTACAACTGATATTTTTAAAACATCCCTATCTATGGTGTTGATTCGGACTTTTAATACATCTAATGTTGGTAGTTTTTCATATTCATCAACATAGGACATTATTTCACGAACCAACCACTCCGCTGCATCAGAATCAAAATATTCAGATTTTAGGATATCAAATACTTGACGAAGAAAACTTCTATCACCCAATAGGGCTGATATAATTTTATTCTGAAATGAGGTTCCGTATTTACTTCCGAATTTTTCCATAGTTACTAATATACAACTTTATTTTTGATTATCCAAGTTTTTATACCAACCTTAATGGGGATTTGTATACATACCCCTCGTGTTGCTTTTTTATATGCTTTGGAAATGGATATATAACATCTCGTTTGTATATACCATCTACTAATTTGTAGTGAGTTAAATCTTCAACTTCACCATCTCTTGAAAAATAGTTTGATAACTCGTAGTTTTCATGTACTTCATCCAATTGGCCTGTTTTAGAGTAAGTATCAATGCGCCACAATTTATGTTGATACTGAACATCCACATACAAATGTAAATCAAATCCAATTTTAACAATACCTTCAAAACATTTTTTTATCAGTTTTGGGTTATACTCACCTATTAAGGCAAGGTCAATGTCCCAACTCATCCAATCTTCCAAGATA